TCTACCTTCATCATAAGCTCTTTTTGCTTCATCTGCTCTTGCTTTGATGTCAAGTTCTCTTGATTTTAGTTTTAATAACGGATCACCACCAAATTCTGTTAAGATTTTTTGTTCTTCATCCATATAATCTTTAGTCATCTCTGCAATCAACACTGCTTTTCTAGCATTTATCTTTTGTGATAGTAAATTTGCTTGTTGAATTAGTTGTTGGTTCTGTGGTTGTTGTTGTAACATCTGTTGCATCTGTTGTGCTTGTTGTAATTCTTCTCTAAACTCAAGTTGTATTTGTTCTTGTGCCATTAAACTAATTCTTTCCAATATATTTTTTTGTAATGCACCCATAACCATCGGTGAATTCTGCACCATATTAGATCTCATAAAACTTAAATGCGCATCTATGTGAGCTTTGTGGTCCTGTCCTGGAAAAGCCTGAAAAGGTTTTCCTGCCATAGCTGCAATTTCTTCCAAACTTGGATCAACTGGCTGTGGCTGGACAGGAGGAGGTAAAATAGCATTAATGTTTTTTACCCCTAAAGCTTCATACATCGATCTATATGCTTGATATAAATCGTGTACTTGAGGATTCGATTGCGCTAGTTGAAGTTGAGACTGCGCCATCGAAATTCTTTGTGTTTGAGAAAAGATATTTGGATCTGCTACTGGTAAAATATCTATTCTGTCATCAAAATCTGTAACCTTAACACTTCTTTGTGCACCTGGCACATCGTAAGGATATTCTTGTGGTAAGTAAGTTTTAAATACTTCTGATAATAATTTAAATTCTTGTTTTAGTCCTACATATAATCTTTT